CAAGGTCTTTTCGCTTAGAACCAAAAAGCAGTGATCTTCCGAGCTTGTCTTGATTCTCGGGGGAAAACATATCCGTCGTCTTGAGGCCTGACTCCGGGAATGCGTAGTTCCTCATTGTTTTTGGTATAATCTGATATCTTCCTGCCGCAAAGAGCTTACGGGGCTTGCTGTTTTGTGCAGCCATCACCTCACCAATCGTCATATCGGTGAGATTTTTACCTAGATACTCGCTAGCATCGTGAGTACTCTGCACAATAGAGTTCGCATCGGTTCCATTGTTCATGGAATTGTATCCACCTTCGCCGCTAGCGATAAACCCAAGTAAACCGCCGGTACCATCAGAACTATAGGAGCCTCCGCCGGCGCCGTAGCCCACACTACCAAGACCGCCCATATTAAATGCGCTGCCCGGGCTTGTGCATGAATAAAGTTTTCTTTTGGCGTTATTAATATTGGAGCCGATTTTTTCTACTATTCTGCAAATATCTGTGTCATATGAAAAATCTTTGTGATCAAAAGCAACTAACACATCGTCTCCGGGTTTAATATTCAATGGGCCGCTATAAAGAGCAGTCGTATATGCAGCTTGGCGAATCTTATTCGCACCGATGCCGAGGGCTCCGGGTGTTCCTTGGAAGCAAGGATCGGGAAGAAAGGAATGGGGATGGTCTTCTTCGACTTTTACATAATAAGCTCTTGACCCGGCACTCTGACCTTGAGCGCCGGGTTCGATGCCGTACATATTCTGCTGAGCCTGCGTATTGACACGGCCGAATTGGACCGGTCTTAAAACTGTGGCCTTAAAGGTGTTTTTTCCTGTGAACTTATTCGAGGGTGCTGCAGCCTTACGTATTGCGGAACCCAGCGCTTCTAGGGGTCCGTTGTTGCTAACTATGTCGGCGAATGGAATCAAATCTTTAGCCATCTGCCGCTTCTCCTTGAATCATGTTAAAAATATTGTCTTTGTCTTCTTCAGAAAGCTCAAAAGAGGTGCTTTGATCCTTCTTTTGGATTGAGATAATTTTTACAAGCTGTTCGTTCGAACGCTGTAAGGTTTCTATGTGTTTAGCTGCAACTGGGCTCAAATACTTATTTTCATCGGGCGCGGTAGCAATACAGTTGGCTATCTCATTTAGGAATTCCCTCGCAGCTTTACGATCTCCTCGGATGTTATCCAAGGCCTCATCAATGAGTGAATCTAGATCGTTTTTTTTCATAATGCGCCGTTGTTCCAATTTTGCGTGAAATAATAATATTTCTTTTTAAACTTCTTAAGAGAGTTCACGATTTGTTTCGTGTTTAAGCCTGTAATCTCACGAAGGTATAAATAAATAGCCTTCTTGTTAAAAATTTGAATATCATCTTTAGAATCGAAAAGAACGCAAATAGCCTGATATACCTTCAGATCGTTCTCTTTCATTTGAGTTGTATCCCACGATTTGAGTTCTTGGTAGAACAGGTTCCAGAACTCATTTTCCTCTCTCTCTGTTATATACGATTCTGTCGTTGACAAATACTGTTCTTCGTAGTTCTTGGCTAAGTTGTCAAAATTTACTTCTGTTCTGTTTTTTCTTTGTTGGCGCTTAACTTTATGAATAAACCAGTTTTTAGTAATGACACTGAAATATGAAAAGGCCTTTGAACCTTTGGAAGGGTCATACTTGTCTAAGATTGTCATCAACCAAATCTTACACTCGTCTCTCAAAGAATCTATATTTGGTAAGTTGGTAAACTTATAAGTAAAAACTATTTTGTCAACCATTTCATTAAAGGCTGGTTCTATCCACTTAACATACAGATCAGTCCTCTCGCGAATGCATTGAGTTTGACAATATCTAATTATTGCATCTTCGTGATCTTTAGTAAAGTAGTGATTTTTTTTACGACTGCGTCGTTTCTTCTTCGGTGTCGTCGGCTTCGGGTTCGGCATCTTCTTCTATTAGTCCATAAATATATTCAAAGGTCTCCAATTGTTCATTGAAAGACCGGGCGTGCTCCATAAGCGCGCCAAGAGTATCATCTCCGTAAAACATTTCTAACTCATATACATTTTCAACGTGAGTAGAGAATGAATCAACCATCTCTTTAAAATCGTACATCTCTTCAGATATACTCAATAAACGGACGATTGCGGTTCGAACATAATAACCTAAAGCAATATTAAGAATAATAGAAAGCAAAAGGATAACGGCTAAGATTATTTCAAGAGTCGTCATGTACCCTCTCTTTTACTTCGCTTTTTTGCTGTTCTAAGATTTTTCTATTTTCTTCGATAAATTTCTTAGTCAAGTCTCCCGTTTTAGACGGATTGGGCGCCCTTTTCTTTTGGGCGAAAGGTGTTGTAAGCATTTTAGATAAACTATTTTCTTTTCCACACTGAGGACAATCAGTTAAATCTTCTCCGATTAAGTGCATTGCCTTGGTGATTTCGTCACATTCTGAGCAACGATAAGAAAAAATGGGCATTAGCGGGCCGCAAGCTTCTCTAAATCTTCTGGTGTGATTTCTGAGTTATCACTAAAACGAACGGTGGGTGGGTTTTCTACCACTAGACCATCGTCTGTCTCCGTTAAGTTAAACCCACTAAGGATTGGAACGATGTCCAACTCGTTTAACAAAGATTCCTGCAGAGCCATCATGATAGCTCCCAGTGCTTGATTTGATAATTGCATCTTTACTCCTTTAAGATTTCTATATCTCTTTGATTTATAGACATTATATCATTAAATTTAAATCTGTATACGTCAAAGTTTAAGTACTCTATGGTGTCGTCACTCATGGGCGACCAATATTCAAACTTATTTACGTTTAAAACCATTCCTGTTCCACCTTCATGTACAATATCGTCCGCGTAACGCGTCCACCACTTAACTATATCACCCACTTTTATGTTCGATTCGTCACCTGACAATTGTCTTAAGATCCTCGTCGTACATCATGCGGGCAAGTTCTTTAAACTTGACTCTCGGTTCCCAGCCGAGCTTTTCTCTCGCCTTTGTGGGATCTCCTAATAACAATGGAACTTCGTGGGGCCTAAAAAGGCGTTCATCAATCTCTACATACTTTCCAACGTCAAGACCAGCATAATCAAACACCTCGTGTAAAAACTCCTCGACAGAGTGCGTTTCACCAGTTGCAATGACATAATCATCTGGCTTTTCTTGTTGCAGCATTAGCCACATGGCTTCTACATAATCTCCTGCGAACCCCCAATCTCTCTTAGCCTCAAGGTTGCCAAGGTACAGCTTATCCTGTAATCCGAGGCGGATGCGGGCAGCGGCTCTTGTAATCTTTCGCGTAACAAAGGTTTCGCCGCGGCGCGGAGATTCATGATTAAAAAGGATACCGCTAGAAATATGCATCCCATAACTTTCTCTATAGTTTCGACAGATGTTGTGGGCGAATACTTTTGCACAAGCATAAGGAGAAGCCGGCATCAGGCGCGTGGCCTCGGATTGAGGATTTTCAGGGTTGTCGCCAAACATCTCAGAAGACGAGGCTTGGTAGATTTTTACATTCGGGCAAACATTTCTGGCGGCTTCAAGCAAGCGCAAAGTCCCCATACCAACGATTTCAGCTGTTTCTTCGGGAGTATCAAAAGATACGCGCACGTGCGACTGAGCAGCTAAGTTATAAATCTCATCAGGCTTATATTTCATTAAAATTCTATGAATATTCCCCGAGTCTATCATATTACCGTAGGTTAGGGTAAAATCTACCACCTTATCGGGATCGTCAAATATGTGATTAATCCTGTCAGTGCTAATGAGGGATGTGCGGCGCTTAACAGCAACAACATTGTAGCCCTTCTCTAATAAGAGATCAGCCAGATAGGAGCCATCCTGACCAGTCACACCCGTGACGAGTGCTGTTTTTTGTTTTTCTTGCATATTATTTATTCTCCGAATACCAGTTATAAGTTTTCATTACCCCTTCCTTGAAAGATGTAAATTTAAATGGCCCGATAAGCTTCATAAGCTCTTGATTGGAGCCATCTTTTCTAAATTGCCCGTCCATCTTTCCATTAAATGATAATCTCACATTTTTGTCAAGTTGTTCAGTTAAAGTTCTAGCGAGGTCGAGAATCGAAAGATTCTCCGGTGGACTCACAATAACAGGCAACTCACTGTTGTGATTTTGCAAAAGAAGGGGAATAATTTTACACAAGTCATCGACATATAGCTGCTGTCGGAGCGGCAGACCGCTACCCCACAGCTCAATTGTGCCGGCATGCTTGGCTGAACATACCTTATGTACGAGGGCCGCCACAAAGTGTGATCCTTCGGCCCCAAAGTGATCTCCGGGACCATATATATTAGAAGGACAAAAAGTTGAATAGTTTAATCCATATTGAGTGCGATAAGCACAGGATGCAACATGCAACATTCTCTTTGTCATTCCGTATGAAAAGTTTGTTTGTGCGGGCGGGCCGCCGAAAAAGTCGTCTTCAGTAAATGGAAAGTTATTCAAATCTTCTGGGTAGGCGCACGTGCTCAGCGAGGAGAGGACGCGCGGAATGTCGGCCTTGTGAGCCTCATGTAAAACATTGGTGTTCATCATAGTATTCAAGTGATAAAAATCAGCCTGATTATTGATGTTATCCTTTATTCCTCCCACTCTTGCAGCTAGATGCACAACAGCATCCGGCTTAATTGTGGCATACAAGTCCGCGACTTGTTCAGCCGAGGTAAGATCACAATCTTCAGAAGAGATGTAGGTCCAATAAGGCTGTTGAAGTTTCAAGCGCTGGCCGACAAATCCCGAGCCGCCCGTAACTAATACTGTTTTTGACATTACCATATAAAATTTTCCTTATAATATTTTACAATATCGCCAATCTCATCGGCGAAAACTCGCTTAGGAGTCCACCCGAGGGCTCTCAGCTTATCATCATTTAAAGCGTACCTCACATCTTGCCCTTCTCGCGAGTAAGAGAAGTCCACGTGATCTTCCCATTTATATTCAGACTCATGAAAGTGCTCAATAACCTTCAATACGGTATCAATGTTCTTTTGTTCAAAACCACCAGCAACGTTAAACACTTCGTTTGTGGCACCAGCGTCGATTATAGCCATGACTGCTTCTGCCGTGTCATCAGCATGCAGCCAGTTGCGGACTGGTGTGCCGGCGTTGTGCAGTCTAATTTTCTTATCTCTCATGAGATTTTTGACTGAAAGGGGGATGAGCTTCTCTGGATACTGGCCGATGCCGTAGTTATTGGTGGGTCGTAAGATTATATACTCTAAATCGTATGTTCTTGCCCAAGCTAGCACAAGCATGTCCGCTGCAGCCTTTGCTGCTGAATATGGATTGCTTGGATGTAATATATCCGACTCAGTATGCTCTCCCTCTACAATGTCGCCGTATACCTCATCTGTACTAAAGTGAAAGAATATTGGGCGCCTATTGCAATTGACTGGCTTGTTTCTTACAAGATCAAGCAGATTTTGAACACCTACAACATTGCTGTCAACAAACTCTTTGCTGCTGATGATGCTGTTACCAACGTGTGATTCGGCAGCGGTATTTATGACGTAGTCACAATCATATAAGTGAGTTAAATCTTTAATATCGACATTTAAATACTCAAAGTTATCATGCTGCAAAAACTCTTGCAGCAACGAGGTGTTAGCTACATAAGTCTCTTTATCGACTCCGTATACTTTCCAACCTCTTTCTAAGCACTTTCTGGTTACATAGGAACCGATGAACCCCAAGCAGCCTGTAACATACACAAGCTTCATCACACACCCTCGAAAAAGCGGTCTACAGCTTCCTTGATGTATTGCATCTTCTCGTCTGTTAAGCCGACATAGGTGCCCAAGAAAAACGAATTGGTTGTCACCAACTGTGCATTGGGAAATGTCACATCCATATCTCCATATTCTTCAGCGAGATGAATGTATCCCGGGTGAGCTAGGATGTTTCCAGAAAAATAAGAGCGTGTCTGAATCTTAGCATCTTCAAGGTGAGATACAATATCCGCCCTTCCAAACGGTGCATCGTCTCGAATTGTTAACAAAAATGCAAACCAGCACGGGTCAGCCTTCTCGGTAGCTTCGGGCATGTGGAAGTATTGACTATATGGTTCAAAAATCTCTTTGAGTTTCACAAAGTTTTCTCGACGGGCCTTATCGAGCATTGGAAGCTTCTTAACTTGCTGTAAGCCCATAGCAGCCTGCATATCTAAGGGTTTTAGGTTATACCCAATCTCGTCGAACACATATCGATGATCATAAACCGCATCCTTAAGGCCCGGTAGCCAGTTTTTAAATCGATTACCGCACGCAGTTCCACTTGTTACATTCCCCGGTTTCTGCGTATTGCAGTAGCAGGCTCGGCCCCAGTCTCGTATACTCGCCAATATTGTGCGTGTTCGCTGACTATTTGTGGCAATAAAGCCACCTTCACCCATTGTCATGTGGTGTGCCGGAAAAAAGGAGCACGTGGACATATCCCCATACGAACCGAGCTTTTTGCCGTCGTAGTAAGAACCCAAAGCATCACAAGCATCTTCCAAGAACACTAGATCATATTTCTTCACTAAGGCCATCAATCTATCCATGTCTGGAGGATTTCCTAAGACATGAGCGAACATAATGCCACGAATGCTGGGATCGGCCTCTAGGGCTTCCTCCACCTTGTCTAAGTCCAAGTTGACACTGGGTAACTCAACATCAACAAAAACAGGAATCAAGTTATGCTGAATGAGCGGATTAATGGTGGTTGGAAAACAAACCACAGGTGTGATAACTTTGTCTCCATCTTTTAGTTGTTTTTGGAATCTTCTTGACTTTGTTGTCGCGACCATCAGAAGGTTTGCGGAAGATCCCGAATTGGTCAAAGAGCCGTACAGTTTCCCTAGCTTAGCGGGGAAAACCTTTTCAAACTCTCGGGCATTCTTCCCGAAAATCATCCAGCCATCTAAAATTTGTTTGACAGCGGCTAAATACTCTTCTTGATCAAAAACCGGGCCTGAATATGCAACCCAATCTTCACCCGGTGTCCACTGTTCACCTTGTGTTTTGTCTGAAATATATTCAGATACTAGTTCTAGGATTTTCTCCATTTTGTCAGACATTCGTTTAATCCTCCTTCTAGGCCTGTCAAGTCTTCAATACCAAGTGACTCTAAAACCGCATGGTCGCCCGTATATGGAGCGTCCAAGTCTTTATTGTGTATTATAACGCAGCAATCGGTTTTTGTCAATTGTTTAATTTTCTGAGCATATTGACTCAGGGTATATTTTTCATTATAACACAGATTGATGTCTCTTGGTAATTTTTTCCCATGATGTTGAATAATATGATCCATCACCCGTCCAACATCCTGAGCATAAAAATAATCCATATATTTATCCCGGTGTATTTCAGCATCTCTTCTTTGGTGAAAGTTTTCGTAACATGCGCGAAAAAGACGTTGGGGTTCTTCGTACACACCAAAGCACCCAAAGAGCCGGAGATTATAAATATTGCTTTGTAGGCTCACTATTTGGCGAGACATTAGATTTTTTGCCAAACCATAGTAGTCGCTGGGTAAAACATCTTGTATTCGGTCTTCCGAGAGACTATCGATTATGCGCGCCCTATCAAACTCTGCACCAGATCCAAAGTTAAACATGATCTGGAACTTGTCCGAAAACCTTGTGAGGTTTTGAAACATGGAAAGGTTGTCGAATATATCCGCGATATCAGGATGATGTCCTCTTTTTCCTCCCCTCACGGCGGCATGAATAACAATATCGATTTTATTATTGTCAAAGAAATCCTTCACAGCCAAAAAACAGCGAGGGTCAAGGGTCTTTCGATCAGTCAATATAAGATTGACGTCAGCCCTGTCTTTGTAATAGGAGGTTATCTCTTTTGCAAGAAAACCGTTTTTGCCCGTAATCAAAATATTCATATGGCCATTATCTCCGATAATACTTTTTGTAATCTAATAGGAGAGTTATGATCTTTCAAGAATCTCTTGTGGCCGGCGCTGGCCACAGAATCCAGCTTTTTCTCATCAGAAAGTAAAAAAATAGCCTTTTCGGTAAACTCATCGACGTTCTCAAAAGTCATGATTTCTTCGTCTATTTTATAGTATTCTTCGATTCCGGGATGATATTGGGTAAGAAGTGCGCCCCCTCCTGCAGGTATTTCAAACATACGTTGTTTCATCTGTGTTCCACCTTGAGGATCATTATCGTTAACCGACAAGTTGACTCCTATTTGAGTTTGACTATGAGCCTCAAAAAGCTGCTTTTGGGAAAGTTGCGTGAGAAACTCGATAGGTATCAAAGATTCATTAAAAAACCGCATTCTTGATGGAGTGGGTGCGCCGATAAAAGATACCGCATAACTCCTGTTGTGCATTGGCACGGGATTAAAATACTCAGAATATGAATGCCAGTTTCCAACTATAATGTTCTGGTATCCAAGATTTTTATACTTTTGTAAATGATCTCTTTCCGGCGTGGAGCATATTGTGAAATAGGCGCATGCAACTTTAGAAAAAGTGTCGAACCTCCACGTGTCATCACAAAACCAATTAAACGTTTTGGTACGGCCGCTCTGTGTCTCTGCTAACAAGTCATTCCATGGCTCGCAAGGTGCGATATTAGCGTCACCTGTCAGTATACAAAAAATAAGGTCAGGTCGAAATTGTTCTATAACTTTATTTAAGCTTTTCTCGTCAGGCTCCACAGTATCGTAAAAATAAGTCTCGTGTCCCAACTTCTGAAGGGGTATATAGAAATACCACCAGCAGCCGTCAAGTTGGCCACGATAAGTCTTATTGCTTACAAAAAGAATCTTCACTTAATGCCTCACGCAAATTGATGTTCTTCTACAAGAATAGTTGAAATTCCATCAGTTCGTTCATACGCTTTTTTATATTCAGGAAGCACATCTTCTGCTTTATCAAGTTTAACGATATTGATGTTTTTTACAATCTTTTTAAAACCTTCCGTAAAGTCGCCTACATGTTGTTCTTGCGGATCTATGGGTGAGCGAACCCCCACAGCAACCCGAATAATCACTTTGGGCATGTACTGCTCATTGGTCATTTCAGATATTTTATCCAAATGATTCACAAGCTGATCTGCGGCTAACAGAAGAAAATTCCACCGTGGATAAACCGATACGGGCACGTAACCGGTCAACGCCAATCCTGTCGACAGACCGAGTTGTAAGTTTTCTGCTACTGGCATTTCAATCTTTTTGGATGAATCAATACAATCAAACGAGTTTGCTATAGCAATACCGCCATATTCCATACTTTGCCCAAGAAACAAGGTATCTTCTTGCTCCGACAAATACATCATAGCTTTTTTAAGCTCCTCGGCATATACTAGATTAGATTTCAAAACAGCACCTTTTCACCAATTCCCGCATGTGGGAAGAAATTTTCATATTCATAATATAAGCACTTTGGAGAGTTTGTCGCGATCTTTTTAATATCATCTCCCCATACTGCGGTTGTCGGCGTCTCCACGCTTTTGTGATTGTTGGCCACTATAAATGTTATAGGAAGATCGTGAACTTCTGCATATCTTAGGCTTTCCTGTACAGAGCCTGTGTAAAACGACATATCCCCCACAAAGCACCACACTTTCCTATCTTGATGGCTCCTTTTTATACCCATAGCAATCCCAGTTGCAATCGGCGCATTGCCCCCCACAATAGCAGATGACATTATGTTATATTCTTTAAAAGACAAGCAAATAGATTTATTGTTCAAAATCGCAGCCCTGACTTGATCTCGGGGTACTCCCTTTAGCAGACACTCAAGGTGGCTAGCCCAAGTGGCAAAACAATAATCTTGAGGCCTTATATCCTTGAATATTTCTATCAGTTGTTCTTCATTGCCACCCCGTAAATGGATAGGAGAAGTAATTTTTTTATTTTTAAAAAGTTCAAAAATTTCTAGTTCAAACTCTCTTAAATCTTGAGGGGTCAAGTTAGATTCCACTTTTCTCTCCAGTGTTGTTTAATTTTTTCATCATAGTTGACAGTCTCTTTGTGCATTCCCCACGTGGCTTGATCTTTGTGCCAGCGATAATAATACCCCAACCAGCTGGGATACGGATAAATAAAAATGTCGTTGTCAACAATATTGAAATACAGCTCGTAATCCACAGCGCCTAAGTAATTTTCTGAATCCCATCGTACAATTCCCTCGTCGTAAAGTTGTTTTTTATAGACAACCGTGGGAGTAGTAACAGGGCACTTAGAAAACAAAAGTTGCTTTAGTTCTTGCATGCTCTTATAATCGTGCCTCAGTTCACCCATTGGATTGTCTATGGTTTCTCTGATTCCACGAATAGGAGATTGAAGAACCTTGATTTTATCGGGGGCGCTGGAGATTATCTTCGCAATATTTTCAATGTAATCATCAGTTATAAAATCATCCGCACCTAAAATGGTAAAGTACTCACCGGTAGCATGCTTTAACGCTTCATTTACTGGCTCTTCCCAAGAATATCGATATAGATTTGGGGCAGTAAAGACTTGCAACTTGTTGTGTTTTTTTTGAATCCTTTTCGCCACCTCGTAACTCTTGTCTGTGCTTTCATTATCCACAAAAATAACTTCTGTTTTATCATACGTTTGGTTAAGGGCCGACATGATACTTTCTTCTATCCAATTTTCTGCATTGTAGCATGGAATAATAATCGATATTAGGGGGTTCATAACTCTAGAAGTTGCCTCACCCTATTAGTATAACAGTGATTGTCCAGAATGTCTTGTTTATTTTTTTCCTTTATTTGATTTAGCTCTGCTTCGGAGAGTGATAACAGCTCCTTAACCAACCTAACCATCTCTTTGGGTTCTGAGGATGTTTTTATATCAGGAAACAGTCGGCTTAGTTGGGTGATTGAATCGCCTACCATCGCGCCATTTAGCCCCAAAGACTTAAACGTTCTTTCGTTGGTGTCATATCCTAAAATTCTTTGGTATGCATCGTGTATGTTTAAAGTTATTTTACTGTTTGCCAGTAGGCCACACTCTTGCTCGTGTGTTAGATTCTTATTTACAAAAAATCCACATTTAAACCCCGCGTCTTGAAATGCGCTAAATGTTTTTATAATTATTTGTTTTTTCTCATTAAAGCCATTGTTGGCCCAGCCGCCAACAAAGCTTACATCAAACTTTTTGTACTGAGGAACATCCACTGCTTGATAACCTATGGAATCAAAGGCCAGTGGCACACAGTTTACTTTACCCCATTTTTCATAATACCCCTCAACGTTAACAGCATCCGAAAAAGCCCAAAAATGAACATTGGAAAGTTTCTTCAACTCTGTTATGATCCCATCAGGCACCCTAGAGATAAAGTTGGGATGACTTCCCCATGGGCTTGGAAATGTATGAGGTTGCACATATATAAAAGTTTTATGACTATTATGTGCCGCTTCCAAAAAATACTCGGGGTGTACGTTGATGCAATCATCGACTGCCATCATTATGTAATCTTCGTTCAGCCACGGGCCGTACGGTATTTGCATCATTATGAGTTCCGGCTGAGGTTCAGGAATGACTTGGTTAACCTCAAACCCTAAGTGTTGCCATGCACTCCTGTATCCGTCATAAATCCATCGGCCGGCGTATTCTAAATATCTTGGTATATATGCTTTCATTTCATGTACCTCTCGCAAAGCTTCCAACTGTCTCCACTACATAAAGTTTTAAAATTTTCCCAATATGTCTGTATTTGAGCCTCTGAATATTCTGATTTATATTTCGATACCGTCTTTCCATCGGAACGAGTTCCATTCACAGTAATATTGGTTTCGAGTTCTAGAAATAGTGAGAGAAGTTTGGGATTTTGTTTTTTAAGAAAAGCATTTCCATGATTTACTTCAACACAGAGAGTGGGAACTGCTATATAACCATCTTCTACTTGTTGTTGAAGACGAACGCGCGTCAACTGCCAAGTAAATTCTTGACCATATGCTGCGTGTGCTTCTTCGGCGGAGTGGGTCTCTTCTCGATCGTCGGTTATCACCTCCCTTACGCAGTCATATACTTTTAGATGTTGGAGATCTTCTGCTTTAATCTTTTTAGACTCGTCTCCATCAGGAATGTGGAGTCCGGAATTGAATCCATCCACAATATCCTTAACTGCCAGAAATGTCGTCTCTCGCTTTTGCTCCTCTGGTGTTGAGCCACGCTGGATGCTCATCTGAAGAGATGCGAGTGCATCGGAACTCTGGTATTCATTGTAGAATGAGCGACTTTTATTAGAATGATACTCATAGTTTTCTATAAAATCTTTTTGGATATTTCCATCTTGATCTACCTCCAAAAAATCACACATTTTTTTAATAAACTCAGCAGGATACTTCACCAGATCTTCGTAATAAAAGATTTGTTTTTTACCTTCATATTCTGTATACATTTGGAGGTGTTCAAAATAGTAGGATACAGTATCAGGAATGTCGCTGAAATCATCAGAGTGCATTATGCTTTCGGCTTCGCTGCGGGAAGTGTGTCGAGGAAGAACTTCTAGTGGATCCCTTATCAAAAAAATTAACGGACTACGTCCGTCTAGAAGGTTCTGAGCTATAGCTTTGTTATGTGAATCTTGGGCATGTTGCTTAAAAACTACGGGCGGCGCCGTACCGAAGTTTCCAATAACCGGGAGGTCAACACCGTCCTCACTTGGCCCTAGAGTTGGTCGTTTTGTAAAATATTCTATGATATACCTAACAAAGGTGCTACCACTTCTTGGATAAGAAAGCATCAAATTACTGCTTTTTTCGTCATCATCGAATGAAGTTGTATTAAATGACATTTTTACTATTTCTTTTATTTCATTTCTTTTAGCACGCATAATGTCAATCAATGCTTTTCCCTTCATTTGATACCACCATTCATAGGATGCTCCTATTCTTTTATTAACAGTAACACCCATCCCCATCATTCTGGCTTCAACAACCACTCTTGATAAAGTCTCTGGTGTTTTTGGGAAAAAGACGAGCCTACCATTATCACTAAGTTGATCTAAAAAAGATTCATAATTGGGATTAGAGATTAACTTATAGGGCTTTTTTGTAATCTCACAAAAGCTGACCGCGTCACTGGTGTTCTTGTGCGGAATCAGTGAATTCATAATAGAGCATGCATCAGATTTGGTCTTTAATGCCATCTTCTCCATTAAGTCTAAGGATTTAGTGGACCAGAGATTTCCCCCCAAGCTAATCAGGTTACCAAGTTCTAGATTTTTCTTAACAATTTCTCGGTGAAATCTAGATTGGCACAAAACGGCGGCGGCGCATTTGTAAAACTCAACATTTATCAAATGCTCTTTTGGGGCTTTGAAGTCTTCGTAATCGCCGGGGTTTCTGCTAATAATATATTTATGGTCATGCTCGTATATGATGTACTTTTTATCATAAAATTGTGGTATCAGTGCTTTATTTAGGTTAACAAAATTAGCTATTATAAAACTATCTTGCTCGTGTTTTTTGATAAAATCTTCAGTGACGTCATGACTATGAATCGTGTGAACCTTGTGGCCCTCATCTCGAAGCATTGATATGAGTTCATCGTTATTTAACTCACCGCCCCCCATCACATCACTAGCAAAAAAGTCAGCAATAAACACATATGTCTGTTTATCGTTTAAGGGGGGACTCATTAGTCAATCTCTTCGATATCCAAGCCGTCCAGCCAACTTTCAACATTAAATTCTTCCATGTCTATCCCCATACCATCGATAAAGGCGGCATACATTTTTTCTTCAGAAAACCTCTCTTTCAGATCGGCAACATGTTTTTCAACATATTTAGTGTTGCCTGCCTGAATGTCTTTGAGGCATTCTCTCATATTGATTTTAGCCGACTCTTCTCGGGGGACTGCCCACATTGAATCTTTGATGAGAACACCTTCCCAAACCACACCATCCGGCACTTGAGTTAAATCAAAACTAACATTGTAAAACTTATCTTTGCCTTTCTCGTCTCTCAGGAAGTCTAGTTGTCCCGACCAGCCGGTAGCGATTACGGGTACCCCCATGTATGCTGCCTCAAACAAAGGTAATCCAAAACCCTCGCCATGAGTAAGAGATAAGGCGGCTGAGATGTTGGGGTGCATGTACAGGCCGTGCATTTCTTCGTCAGACATGTCACCATGTAAAAGATAGAGCTTGCATTTATGATCCGGCACTTGTTTTTTCAGCGCGCTTAATCTAGTTTGACAAAGCTCTCTATCAACCAAGCAGTTTTTAGCCACATTAGTTTTCACCACCAGTCCAACATTCTCATCATTTTTAAACTCTTCTAAAAACCACTTGATTGTATTTTCAATATTTTTTCGTGGCCCAAACTGCGCAACGCAGAGAAAGTTATATTCTGTGGTAAGATTTAGATTGGTTGGTTCCAAAGAATCGTATTGTTTAACAGGATAGTTAACAGCGGCGATGGGCCTCAGATTTTCAAGGACTGCCGGTTCTCCGGTTTGTTGATTTACTCCATCATACTTGGTATTTTCATATACATCTTTAGAATGATTTGAAACAACTATAATCGAGTCCATCTCATTACCCTTCTGTATCCATTCGTGAGCGATACGGGTTGTTTCGATACCGGCTGTATATCCAATATTTTTGGCTGCTATTGATTCCCATTCATTAGGAATGGTCACTTGAACTGAGTAATCAAATGTTCCTCCGTTCTGCACATAACTGATTGTTTGTTCGATCTTAGTGTCGATCCATTTTCTTTCATCGTTTTCCTCATTTAGCCAACTAGTGTGACCCCACTGGAGGGGGTGAATATAAATATCGAAAATGTCTTCTCGACTCCTCAGAGAGCGAAGTGCAAAGCGAGCTTGTTCTCCATAGCCCGATCTGGTTAAGAGAGGGCCTCTTAGTATTACTTTCTTTTTCATTAGGCCACCTCCAACAAGTGCCATGTTTTATAGTTCTTTCTGTTTTCCCACGCACCTTCTTCTTCAATAACCCGATCAATAAGAGAGATCCAGTTTTTCTCATAATCTTCAAAATTATAATTTTGCCGAATATGCTCTATACCCATCTCGCTCATCTTTTTATATTTGGGTGCGCTTAGATTAAGTGCTTTTTTCATAACCTTGTTGAAATCTTGTTGGTTGATCCTGTCTTCATAAATGTAAGGTACCTGAAGAGAACCAATTACGGCTTTACTGCTTGGCTGTATTCCCCATCCAAACCAGTTTTTGCCGTCAGTAACCTGCTCTTGTAAGCCGCCAGTCATATTGACAATAATGGGCGTACCGCACGTCAACGATTCAAGAGTAGACAATCCAAAACCCTCCGCGTCACTAATACCAATGGTATAATCTGCTGCTCTATACATCATGGCCAATTGTTCTGGTCCGACCTTTACGGAAGATAGCAAAACCTGCCCGTGAATCAAGCCTAAGTGTTCAATAATGTGAGGCAAATCTTGACCGTGAGGGTCTCTTGGTTCTGTATGCATAAGAAGACATGCCTTATCGTGTCCTACTTCGTCTAAAAACTCCTTAAACCACCATACAAGCGTGCCACTTTGCTTACGTCGTGCGTTTCGACTATTCCAGAAGAATATCTTCTTTTTTGGATTGGCAAACTTTCTAGTTTCATCATTAGCGAAAATTTGTTCTCTAAGTTCTGCTACTGCCGTTTTTTGTTCCGGTGTTTTAGAAGGATGAAAAACTGTCCTCGGAACAGCATGAGGTACATATGTGGAGGGGATCTCTGGAGCCACCTCTTGTACAATCTGGTGAGTTACTTTGGAAATACACGCGATATGATCATTTGAGCGATACCATTTTCCGTTGAAATGCGGCGCTGGAAAGTTATCCCATACATGATAATAAAGCATGGGAACATTTGCTCGAACTTCATTTTCGATTTCCCACAACCACTCGTAGAAGCGAGGATCTGTCATAAACCACAGCAAATCTGGTTTTTCTTTTGTCAACAGTGAACGAATAATCTCATGATTTCCGTAGCCGTCGACGGGATATATGACCCAGTCATCCTTATATGGTTCCACATGCGTTGGTTCATAGTTGTTGTGCTGCATGGCGCCGCCCAAACAAATAAACTTATAACGGCCCGTCTTCAACAGGGCCTCGATCATGTATTTTGTTTGGGTTCCCACTCCCGAAGGAGATAAGGGGTGGTCCGCTAAGACCAGTATTTTCTTTTTTTTCATTTATTCCTCAAGGACAGTGTTCTGTCTTATAAAATTTACAACCAAATCCACCGGTGCACGATAAACGATTCTTGATGTAGCGGCTGTTTTTGATATTGTATAACGCCATGTTCAAAAGTTTAAGAGCATTTTCAGTTTTTCTGGGGCCGCTGGTGACGCGGAAAAACTCTACATTATTTTTTGTGGCGGTTCTCTTAAGTAGTGCGAAATGAGTTTCTACATTTTTTGGATCAATATTCATTTTTTGACAAAAGAAATGTTTATATAATGTTAGCTGATAGGTGACCATTGGATCGGATCTTCTTTTTCTATCCCAGCCCCACGAACACGTTTTCCAATCAAATATGTGAACTTTTCCATCAGGAGTGGCCACTACAGCGTCAATATATCCTTTGAAACGATAACCATCTTCATTTTGGATTTCTTCCATTAAAGGCATCTCTACGGCCAATACTTCAAACTCATCAAAATATTGGCTAATGGCGTCATCGATTTCTGGAATGATGTTGCCACCTTGCTTCATCATCTGATGAACAAGCTTATTGTCTACCTCTCCGTCAAGCTCGGAAATGTTTTTCTTTAACTCTTGAACAAAAAAATCATCACTCAACTCTTCTTTAAGCAGTTTTTTCTCACAAACTGAGTGTATGGCAGAACCAAATGCAGTATACTCGTTCCCAGTAAACCCATCGATTCCATCAACTCGCGTAAGTTTGTGATAAAAAGCACAAAATTTCCAATCTTTTAGTTCTGAATATGATATATGAGGCACCCCAGCTCCTTCTGTTTTATTTAATATATCCTATTTATGATTAAAAGTCAAGGTTTTTTATCTTTTGTAGGCCTGCAATCTTTTCATACACCGCTGGGGACACAGTGCTTAGAAACTTGTGGTCAGTATCAAGATAAAAATCAGTAAACGCTGTGGCAAAGTATTCTCTCAGTGACGTGGCTGCATAAGGATTAATAAACATTCCTTGCATCAAAGATGCAAGCTTGTCATACCCTATCTTTTGGTACAGAAAGTTATCAAACTCTTCGTTATATTCAATATCTTCAAAAAAAGATTCGGGGGCCCTATATCCGGCCTTCCAAAGTATATCATGCAGATGTTTTCTCTTGCGTAAAAACTCATTCTTAATTTTTTCATCAGCATATATCTCATATCCATATGCTTCTTCCAGAGAGTGGGCGATTTCATGAATAATATCGTCGAACAAATCATCCTCACTGTCTTGCAAATATGATATATAAAGAGCGTTATCGTCATAAAACGCATTTATTGAACGTTCTTCAAATTCATCAAACCATCCAAAAATGATCATCTCTACTTCACTCATCAAATGAGACGGAAGCAGGTCTTCGACTTTTTGGATAACTGCTTCTGTATCTACGCCCGGAACTTCATGTTGAAAGAACACATGGAGCCCAGATGGAGTATAGAAATCCATTGTTCTATTCTTCAGTTGTTTCTGTTGTTCTATTATATAATTTCTCAGCATCATCCAGTCCTTGCTTGTATCCCAACAGAAAGTTTTCTTCTGCCATGGCATACATAAACTCAGGAAATTCAACGGCAAGTGTTTCCGTAATCATCTCCACGGTAACTTCTTCGTTATGAAGTTTTGTTCCCACATATTCTACCAGATAGTCTTTCAACTCTGAATCTTTTTCTACTACTAGTGACAACAGCGGGTTACCTGTTGCCTCTTTTTCTGTTATTGTTTTATCGCTCATCTTTTCTCCTGTTTAAAACGATATGGATTCTCCGCACCCACAACTTCTTGTGGCATTTGGATTATTTATCACGATACCAGTCCTCATTATTGTTTCTTCGTAGTCTATCTCTGTACCACTTAAAAACAAATAGGACTTGATATCTATGCATACTTTGATATCATCAAATTCAAATACTTTATCTTTTTCGTCCGGAGATTCTACCAAATCATAATGATATTTAAAACCGGAGCAGCCGCCCCCTTGCAGCGCGATACGCAAATAGTATTCAGGGGTTTGTCTTTTGTTCATTAAAAGCCTTATTTTGTCTTTTGCATTTTCAGTCATAGTGATCATGTGCGATAGGGGTCCTTGCCTGCGGCGTGATCAGTTATGTCGACGATTTGTGTAATATCGGGAAACTTATTCTGCATAAGTTCGCCGGCAGCGGTTTTTATGGTATCACTCGCTGAAGAGCAGCCTTGGCATCCGCCGCTGAGTTGTATCTCCACGACACCATCGCTTACCGATACAATCTCCAAATGACCTCCGTGCATAGATAAAGCTGGGTTAATGTCTTCGTCAATAAAATCTTGTATATCTTGTTTATTCATTTTCTACTTCTTGTTGTTTGTTTTCCCAATCTTGGATGGCCGCTTTGATGGCGTCTTCCGCCAATACAGAGCAATGTATTTTTACGGGGGGCAGTGACAACTCTTTGGCGATTTCTGCGTTTGATATATCTTTTGCAAAATCAATAGATTTTCCCTTCACCATGGTGGTAATAAGAGAACTAGATGCTATGGCCGAACCACATCCGAATGTTTTAAACTTTGCATCTTCTATTATTCCATTATCATTAATCTTAAGTTGTAATCTCATCACATCACCACAGGCCGGCGCACCAACCAGTCCCGTACCCACGTCATCCGCGTCTTTGTCCATAGTGCCCACATTGCGCGGGTTCTCTAGGTGATCGATTACTTTTTCAGAATAACTCATTGTAGTGTACATCTCCGCCTAAGCTATATAGACTATAACACGTATCTTTGACTTTGTAAATTTACAAAACTTTAGATGCAAGGGTTGCCAACTCAGATCTTTCACCTTTTCGGAAAGTAACGTGTCCTGATATTCTATACTCTTTAAATTTCTCTATTGCGTGTGCTAGACCGTTGGATGTCTCATTGACGTACACGTTATCAATTTGTTCAACATCTCCAGTTAAAATAATCTTTGTACCTTCGCCAATTCTGGTGATGATAGTTTTAACCTCATGCTTAGTAAGGTTTTGGGCCTCATCAATAATGATGAAGGCATTTGCAATTGAGCGGCCGCGGATATAAGTTAGTGCTTCAAGTTCTATTTTCCCTTTTTCCATATACATCTCTAGAGAAGTTCTATCACCCATCAAAAACTTAAGATTATCTTGGATTGGCATCAGCCATGGCAGCATTTTCTCCTCCATGGTGCCCGGAAGGTATCCAATGTCCTTACCCAGTGGTTGGACCGGTCTGGAGACTATAAGACGATTGTAGTGGTTGTTCTCGGCTCTTAATCCTATAGTTTGCTGCAGGCCTGCCGCTATAGCCATTAATGTCTTCCCAGAGCCAGCGCGACCAACTAAAGAAACAATCTTAATGTCGGGATCCATTAACATGTCGATCGCGAACGCTTGTTCTTTATTTCGTGCATCAATCTTCCAATCAGGAATATTCTTATGTATCACATTGATTAATGGTTCGTGATGACATTTAAATCTAGCTAATGCTGATTTTTTGTCATTTTCGTTAGATACCAACATGACATATTGATTTGGATACCACTGACCTTCTATTTCATCCTCATCAATAAAAACCTCTTCTCCGGTATAATATCTGTCAATGACCTGATCATCAACAGGTTGGACAACAAACCCGTTATATAACTCTTCTGAAGAAGTTACTGCTTTTTCGGATGTATAATCTTCGGCTGTTAAACCTATTGAGTCACAAATGACTCTCATATTGATATCACGAGAAACAACTATTGTTTTTCTTTTTGATTCATTCACTTGAATCGCTTTTGCTGTGGCTATGATGGTATGATCAGGCAACCTGATGTCTAAATCCGGCGGAAATATCACATTATCTAAAGATGAATACGACATGACTCGCAAGATTCCTAGGCCTTTTCCTAAACGAACACCTTTTTCCAAAGAGCCTTTACTTCGGAGGTCATCCAGTATTCTGATAAAATGCCTAGCATTTGATCCAACCGAATCTTGCCGTTTTTTGTGTCCGTCAACCTCTTCCAGAACTTTTAGAGGGACGAATATATCATTGTTATCAAACTTAAAAATAGAGCTAGCTTCTGTCAAATATACGCTAGTATCTAAAACATAATTTTTCTTAGGCGCCATACACAACCTTGCTGCAGTAACTAGTCACACTTTCTTATTATTTGCCAATCAAAAACCCAAACTTTAGGTTTCTCGGCTTTTTTGTAGGGTACTCCCTTTTTGCGTAATTTGTCAACTTCTTTCTGATTTGTTATCTGCGCATCCCACCCATCGACGCCAAGTTTGTGTGTTGATTTTGATACAAGATATCTTTTTTTTAGTATCACACAGACATTAGGGCCAGCAAACGTTTTAACCAAAACTCTATCGTTTCTGGTATATCTCTTCTTCGACTTCATAAATTTTGTCTATGGTTTTTATGGCTGAATCAGGTATAAACAAAACTTTCATACAAAAGAAAGCCGCTAAAAACATACTCATAGCTAATATTGCCAATTCTGCCACTGTTTCCACATTAGTAACTATGGCTTAAAATAAAAAATGGCTGGGGCGGTTGGACTCGAACCAACAACGGCCGGGGTAACAACCCGGTGCACCTGCCTGTGGCGCTTCACCCCAATAACCGGTTTTTTGCCATGGACTAGGAAACCCGGAAACCTTTGCCTACGTGACGATCGGCAACCACGTCCTGCTTATTATATGCGCGAGCAGAATAGCGCGCATTATGCATCAAAACTGAGGGTGCCATTGTCAGTCTCGACCGAGACAGTCCAACCAGCAATATACGGATTAACCTCAACAAGATTATTGTAAGGCACATCCACTTGAGCAGTTAGGGTACAAAAACCTCGTTTATGGTCGTATTTTTCTGTAGAATATTCGATTAAATCAGTATCATAAAAATTCTCTGCAAGTGTTTCTGCTAAATATTCTTCAAATCCATAGGTTCCGCGCTCATAATCATGTAAATAATCTTCGCTTCTTAGGTGTTGCAGCACATTACCGCTCCAGCGATGACGAGCATCCAACTTGCTGTGTGCGATTAGGGCCGCATATTCGTTAACTACACTAGTGTTGTTAATGGCGTCCTCCACCTCGGTTTCATTATGAACGAAGACATCAGTCCCCTCTTCATAGGTAAGTGTCACCATTGCATCCTCTGGCAACTTGAGGGATTGTAGTCTTTTTACAACAGACATGTTTTCTCCTTTGTTGTAATGATTTTAACCCATTGCGAGATTATTGTCAACTAAAATCCCACAAATAGTTTTTCCACAAATCGTTTACTTTTTCGGTCCCTAACATGTTCCAGATAGTGGTTTTTGGCCGCTCTGGGGATCGGATAAGCTTCATGCCTGCGGCTTCTGGGGTTCTGTCACCTTTTTTCTGATTACATTTCTTACATGCTGCAACCAAGTTGATCCAAGTATTTTTACCACCCTTTGAGCGTGGCACGATGTGATCCAATGTTAAAGTTCTACTTTCAAACTCTTTTGCACAATATTGACATTTATTCTCGTCTCTCCATATTATATTTTTTCTAGTAGGAGAGATAGTCTTAAATTTAAACTTAACATAACGAGTCAACACAATGACTGCCGGCAAATCAAACGATTGCGACACCGAGCGAATCTTTTCTTTATAAGTTTCCACAGCATATGCTTTTCCTATTAAGCATAAAACCAGTGCTTCTACGGCATCTACAATCTCTAGAGGTCGATACGAAGAATCTAGTTTCAACGCTTTCGTATTTTCAAATGCAAGATTCATAATCTCAACTTCTAGTTTATATTTTAACTAGTGCTTAAGTTTTCATCCGCGTTATATTAGCGTCCGGAGTGCTTACTTTTGGCCCTAACTGGTGCAACTTCTTCGTTTTCTGTGTTTTTTCGGAACCTGTCGACCAGTGTTGATGACGCGTCAGCTTTATAGTCACCACCAATCCCCCACAAAAGCTCCACACCCAAATCTTCGCAAACATCTTGCTCCGGGGTGTTGGATTTGCCACGGTCACCGCCATTAGCAAAATAAGTTGGGTTGTGTCTCCTAATAGCGTCACAAACAGTGCCATCCGAGTCATCCACGGAATCAACCAATAAGACTCCCTTAATGGAGCTTAATATCTCGGATCTTTTTTCAAAATCCATAAAAACATAGCCTTTTTTGCGATATAACCAATCATCAGAATTAGCGATCACAATAACATCGCCATATTTGGCAGCCTCTCGAATCATTCGGATATGCCCCACGTGCACAGGGTCAAAACCTCCGGACACCATTACTGTAGTTCTTTCTGTTTCAGATGTTTTATCAAACATTTCTTTATGTATAACCATTTTTTTCCTATATTAAATCTCTGAGAATATGAAAATCTATTATTTCCAATGTCTCGTCTGGTCCGCCCGTCTCAAAAGCTCGGCCGGTCTCTTTAAGTAGTTCAAATATCTCATAATCATTACCTTCGGGGTAACACCTGTCGCCTACAAACCAAAAATCCCAGTCTGCTCTATTAAAATGCTTCAACGCAAATGTCTTGTCCCACCCATGAGGATAAATATCAAAAGAAGTATCACCACCTAACTTTAAAGTAAGAGGGATTCCTTTGTCACGTATTTCAGCGCTAAGGATGTCAAAATACTTTCGGCGGATTCCCAATTTGCTGTCTAATATCTTGAAGGCTTCTCGACCTTGCTTCTTAGAGATGCGGCCGATGGGGCACCAGTTAACCATAGACTCTCTATTGTGAATAAAGTTGCCGGCCAAAGGAATGTTATATTCCTCCACCACTTGAGCTTGAAGGCGACACAATAACTGCATTAGCTCCTGCATCATGCCTTCTCCGATTTCATCTACCATTATTGCCTTAGACACATTATTGAATATGATTTCATCGTCACCTGACGTGATTAAGTACTCTGTACCATTACAGGGTAATAAGTGACAGTTATGCTTGATGATTGGATCATTCAGAGCAGGCCACAGCTGTTCTTTGATATATTCTAAACCACTTCCAGTCAAAAAACCAATCTCTGCGTGCCGGCAAAGCTCACGCAATGCTTTGAGCATCTTTGTTTTCAAGTGTTCTCTGGATTCGGTGAGCGTTCCATCAACATCAAACAATATTAGATTATGCATATCAAACTCAGTATAACACGTTTTATGAGTCTGTCAAAGGAAAAAGATATTCTTCTCTAACTTTTTTAAACTTTTGATCGTCTTCGATATAGATCTCATAATCATAATAATCCTGCTCAGAACATATGTTCAATATAAGAGCTTTCTTGCTGTAATCAAAATCACTTGTTTCTGAGGGGGGTTGCAGCATGTTATAAAGAACCCACTCATCTACTTTATATTTTCGTGTCTTCATCGTCTTTTATTTGGGTGACAATGTTGTATAATACACCGGGCGAGAGATCTTTTCTATCATATATTTTAATAATTTTCCAATCAATAATGCAAGCAATCCGTAATGCATAGGCTATCCACTCGCTGCAATACCATCGGTTTTTTGTTTTTATTCTAAATGGAAGGAACTGAGAGCATAACATTCCAATCCAATCATAGCCACACCCCGCGGTTTCCTCAAAGAAATCCAAGATAACTTGGTGTTGTTCAGGAGTAACATTTAAAGTGATGACATCCCATTGGCCATAATCCACTAAAAGAGGAGTCGTACTTTCAATCTCAGAACACAACTTGGGGCTGATAGATATCCACGTTTTGTTGTCGTTTAAAATCAACTCAGCATGACTATATTTGCTCTTTGTCCAGCATCTTACAATTTTATTGAGTATATTGCCTTTTCCTTTGTAAAATGCAATGGAGATCTTCACAATATTATCCTCTAAAATATGTATTATGGTTTACAAATAAAATCTACTTGTTTTTTGTTCTTAACTTGATTTTTTCCATGTTATTTCGTTTTTGGAAAACAACACGGTCGACCTCTTCAGTTTCTAGATCATAGATGTCTTTTATTTCCCAAAGGGCTTTTTCCATCTGATCGTTATGAGATCTCTTTTCTTTCACTGGTTCTGAGGAAGATTTCCAAAGGTTTTTCCAGTTGAACATATTATAACCTCCCATGGGTATAATATAAATAGTTTGCGTATTTTAAAACGCGTGGTATGTCAAGAGTTACCCATCATCTCCAATAGCTTCGACCGGACAGCTTTCTAGCGCTTCATAACATTGATCAAGCTCTTGCTCATTCTCGGGCTGTTTGAAACAAATATCATGATCGCCATCATCGCTGATGCGAAAGTTGTTGGGCGCTGCATCCGAACATACCGAACAAAGGATACATTCTTGGTCTACATAAAATGATACTTTTTTACCTGCAATGATGGAAAACTCACCAACGTTGTCTTCCCATTTGTCTTTTGGATCGGCCATATGTTATTTTCCTAAATGGTGGAGGTGGCGGGAGTCGAACCCGCGTCCGCAATACACCCATAAATAAGTCATTCACAAGCTTAGTTAGTTTTCTATCACCTACTAACAAAGATAGATAGTTTTAAAATATTGCTTACTATCCTGTTGCAATAAGTTTTTTGATTTTTACAACTTGTCTGTTGTTTTGTTTAGATTGGATAGAAGGCTCTAAACAGCCTCCCTACTAAGCGGCTAAGCGCTGTTCGAAGTGTAAGTTGTTGTTTGCAACTAAAGTTTTTGAACTGTTAAGGTCGTATCTAACCTGCTTGCACTCATTTATTTCGATACCACGTCGAAACCTAAATCACCCCCGAGTTTTTTTGATGATCACTCCCATTGGCGTATGTTCCTTATCGTCTAGCCAGATACGTATTTCTTTGTTCACTTTTTGCTTCTCTGAAAACTTAAAATTTATTTCTTTTTTGGCTTTTTTCAATGCAGCGCTCTCTGTCGAGTGTTTGCTGATGAAGTCGCCTTGAATGTAGCGACCGTTGTATTTGTATATTTTCCACATTATAATAAACTATTGATTACTTGTCTGACGTACTCGTCACTGAAGCCTGAATGGCCTCCATATATGGTCCCATTTTTATCGATATAGATATATGTAGGGAATCCACCAATAGAATAACCTGATTCACCCGACATGTCAAACATTAAATCTCTAGATCCTTGTAGCACCGGTGCTGTTGTTATGCCATATGACGTTACCCAGTCTGATATATCTTCGGTGGTTGGCGCTATTGATACGTGAGGTCCATCGATTAATATAGTAACGATAACGGCGGAGTTCTCGTAATCATCTTGAATAGCCTGAGTGCTGGCTGCAGCCAGTCTGCATGGACCGCACCACCCTGCACTAAAATCTAGTACCACTATTTCTCCTAAGTGATGCTTAAGTTGCCAATATTCTCCATTTTGATCGATCAGTGCAAAGTTGCATGCGGTGTCCCCAATCGCTGTTTGTCCACAATCTTCTGTTACATGCATACCCAACTCAGGTATTGGTTCAGGTGGTGGTGGCGCTGAGTCTGTGGTTTGGAGGGCTGCCGGCTCGCAACCAAGTGAAAGCATTAATGCTAATATTAAACCCATTTTCATTCCTTATCTTGTCTATTAAAGAAGTCGTTGATTTTATACTTCTTACATATATTTAGGAATTCCAAATACGTTAATCCTAAAAATCTGGATGCATCCTTTTTGGAGTTGGTTGTGGATATAGCAAACTTAAGGGTTGCTTCTTTCACAATATGAGGGAGGCCACGCCAGATATCAAACCCATATAGTCTATTGTTAAGGTGACTGCTAGCTAACTCCAGCTTGACTGCAATAAGATCTTCTAGGGTTAGATGGCTGATATAAATTAGAGTTTTGTCATCTAGCTTGTTTTGATCTTTTAATTGTTTAATTACACTTTTAAATTTAGTAGTGATCTTCTTTGATTGTACTGTCATCTAACTATCGCAAGCAGAACACAAATTCATTATAATGATAAAATCAGATTTTGTCAAATTAAAAACTTATTAATTATGTCGAGCCACTGTCGCCGCCGCTGTCGTGCTCGGTAAGTTTGGCTTCTATGTATGTTTGGATTGCCTTTGTCACGGCGACGGCCCGGTCGCTTAGACCCTTTTCGGCCGCGGCAGTCATGACTTCTTCTTTTTCGTCCTGTGTCAGACCCGAGTCAGGCCCGACGTCAACCTCATCGCCTTCTTCTGAGTCGGCTGCAATGAGAGACTCCGCTAGCGCTTTCTCAGGTTCATCTAGTTCTTCAAGACTCATTATATCTCCTGTTTATAGATCTAATTCTATATCATCTTCAGAAGTTTGTGTAGATTGGTCTTGTTTTGCCATATCATAGGCTTGGTTTGTTGGCTCGTCGACTTGATTGGCCAGCTCTTCTTCAAACTTTTCAAAATATAATTTAAGGTTAGCAATCAAATAATCATAAAAAAGCTCTTGGTCTTCAGGTGCTGCAAGAAGCTCATAAGCGTCAATGATACTACTTTCTATTTTTTTATACGATTGGTACGCCATGTTACGCCCAGTTTCGTCACCTTCGACGCCCGCGCCGAACGAATCGCGCGGATCTTCTTCCTCTTCTTCAGCGTCTGCTGATTTTTCGGCATCAGTGCGAATATCGATAAACTTGTCATCACCAGCATCATCACCAACATTAATTTCTACCTCCTCTTCTAAATCGCTAGACATCTCGCTTGCGGCTTGGTTATTTAATTTAGCAGGGGTTAGAGAGTTGTCCACTGCGTTGATTACGTGTGCTCGAAAAGAATCTCTTTGGTCAGGATTTGTCGTAAGAGACTTGTAATCTGTTTCTAAAATTGGTATAATCTTCTTAAGAAGTTCTTCTAATACATTGATACCCGTTGACCGATTCGGCGCCGGATCCACGTCAGGAGTCTGAGACTCTGACAGATCATAGTCGATCATGTGACGAATGATTTGTCGAAGTTCATTTTCTTCGTTTAACTTCTTTCTCTTGACATGTCGTATTAAATGCCTTATACTCTCTCTAAGGGTTTTTTCTTCTTGATTTTCCATTAAATTATGCCTCTTTCTTTAATTAGTTCCAAAACTGTCTCCACGATACTTAAATCGATATTTTCATGTCTGATAATAGTATTTTGTTTGGCCTTTCTCCGGCCTTTACCCGATGTAGATCCCAAAGGGATCGATGCCCCCGCTACTGCGCCTCCTGCCATTGATGACGTCTCCTCAACGTTCGCGAGCCCAAGTATATCTAAAATAGCATCTAGGTTTTCTTCGCCCACAAAATCAGCTATCTCTGCTCTATTGTCGAGAGGTCCACCCAATGCATTTCTAAATGCAGTTGCACTATATGGCTCTCCACTAGCACGCACAGTAGGTTCCACACCGGTAACTGGAATCAACTCCACCCCTTGTTTGATATACTTCTCTGCTCCTGCCCAACGGCCACAATCGCCGCCTTTGGTACTGCAACCCAGCATTACTTTGTCACCAATATTAAGGGGCCCTTCTTCTCCCACATATTCATATGCGGCATTAATGGGGGAGGCATGGGAAGATATCTCCACTTTAACATTGGATAATCCCGCCGTTAAGACATTCCATATTTTAAGAGAATCATCGGAAGTTATCTCTCTCCCATTTGGCAGATATCTTCCTTTTTTGGTTGGTTTAGATATCAATACAATAACTTCATCTGCAACGTTGGCATATTTTCGCACCATATCTAGATGCCCCTTGTGAGGTGGCTTGAATGCTCCCGGAACAACAGCTACGGTCTTGGGATAGTCAGCATCGACTACTGGATCGTCATCCTCATCGCCAATATCAAATTCATCTTCTTGTTCGTTGATATCACCAGTGAATTTATCACCCTTATCAACAGCAAAGTTAGCCCTGCTAAATTCTAATCTGTCTACAAACTTAATACCGTTTCCTTTATGATCAACGGCTACATAACCTTCTGGATTGCTGACAACTAAATCCCCAGAACCATCGTCGACGAAGTGCTTAGTATTATAAACTGCGTTGTTATATTTCTCGATAAAAATGTTTTTCGCATCAAAGAGCAGCCGACTTACTTTAAAAATATTGAGAATATCCTCTCTTCTTTCATTGAAAGATTGTAAAGTTTGTTGAGCGTTCTGGGTGGCCCTTTGCCTTCCCTTATCACTTTTAAGATTATTTATCTTCTTTTGTGCTCTCTGAGAATACCAGTTGACGAAGCCTTGAAAAGATTTTGCAGGATCTTCTAGAAAGCTGCCGGCCTTAATCTCGCTGTTTATGTAAATATTTAAAAACGCAAATGGTAAATCATCATAGTTGATTTCATTATTTACAGCGTCTGCTTCTTTTACCAATCTAACTATCTCGGCTTCTTCATCCTCTGTCAAAGTTACAACGCCTGTGTCATCTGTGAAAAAAGCGTCGTCAAACCAAACCCCCGGCGCTCTCCGAAGGCCTGATATATCGGCGCCGAAACTTGCACCACTATCTAAGCTATCATAGGTGGTGTGGAAAACAATACCAAACTTAGCTTGCTCTATTTGCCTTCCCAGCTCTGAATCAACTGGCACTGCATAAACAATAGTGTTAGGTTTAAACTTATAATGAGGTTCGCCATCTATCTCAACGGTACTAATCATCTCGTCATCAAACATGAAGTCACCTTGAAGGATATTCTTGATGTTCAGTGCCGGCAGGTACTCTAAGGCTTTGGTTAACTTGTCTACGAGACCCGGTGCATGACCGTGGTTCTTAATAATATCTTCTTTTGTATAGTTAATTTTTGGAACTTTATTGAAGATTGATTTGGTACCAACAAAAAACTTTCCATTTTCAGGATTGACGCCGGCAAAAATTGCCGGCGCCCCATCCCATTTAACGGACGTTTGAATCTTAGAGCCAGTATTCCCCTTAAGAGTCTTTAAAAGCTCTAGAAGGAACGCTCTGGCCATTTTATAGCCAGCTGGACCTTGAGTAAGAACCAACTCTTCAAGGTGGGTGAGATGAGTGTTAGCTTTCGCCATTACTCGTCCCCTTTTGACTCTTCCAAAATATTAAGCTTTTCTTGAAGAACGCTTATGTCACTATCCATCCGACGAGCAAACTTCTTAACTTCTCGCAAATGATTTTTTGCAAGCTGTAATCTGCGCTTCTCAGTCATCGTCTTGGGTTTAAGATTGGAAATTATCTCTTGGAGACCCTGAATGTAGGTAAAGATGTTCTTTTCATCAAGACTCTCATTAAGAAAAGCCTGCCAATCGGAATTTAATGACATTTGTTGTTCCTCGTGTATTTGCAACAATAATAGCTTTTGAATAAAGCGATTTCGTAACTTTTTAAGCTCAATTTTTGTACTTACCGGTCATGAGACTAGCCCTTGAGATGTTTGCGAAGTGCCTTAGCAATCGCCTCTGCTAGACCTTGGGTCCTGTCAGCGCTAGCGCGGTTGCGACCAACGTCTTTTCCTTGACCAATACCGGGGGAGTTTTCCATGCGGTTAGCCGTGCCAGCTTCTTCCAGTTCTTCGTGGTCTTCCTCGTAGTCACGATCATGCTTCAGGGCACGCAAGTGCTTTTCAATGGCCTCAATGTGATCTTCATCACTCCAAGCATTGTGCTCGTCGTGCTCTTTCTCGTCCCATCCGCTATCTTCGTTCACATAGGCTTTGTCACCCTTCTTCTCGCCGCGGCCCTTACCGCTGTGCTTAAGCTCGTCATCTTTCTTGGTTGTATAGTCTTTCTCGCCCTTATGGGTTCTTGACTCATCACCCTTACGATCTCCACCATCTGTGTAGTCGCGTGCTTTGGGGTCATCTTTGTCTTTGCCCTTGTCGCCTTTGGACTCGCCATCATCTCTTTTGCCGGGTGGGTGAGAGTGACCTTCAGCCAGACTCGCATCAGTAACGTGGATATCCTCAGCAGCTACATTTTCAAGAATCGTGCCATCAGCAAGTTTCATTGTGTAGTGAGTTACTCTGTTCAGCTTTCTATCAAAGTTATGGCTGATCGCTTCTGCCATTTGAACAGCGCCGTTATGCTCGACACCGCCATGGTGAACACAATAGTGGTTAGGAGCAAATATTTGCTCATTTCCTTCTTCGAGTTCTTCTTCTTCTTTTACGTGACCCATATATGTGTCATCGTCATCATCTCCTTTGACACCGGACATTCCAGTGTTTTTATCGGCAGCTTCGTTTAACTTGTCCAAGCTGAACTTAAATCCGAATGCTTCCGATAAAATGGTTGTTAATTCTCCATTTTTCCAATCTTTTGTAGACATCTTTTTATCTCCTTTTTGTAGATGTTCGTAATAAATAGTGTTTTCTTTCTTTAACATATCCTCAAAATCTCTTAAACACATGCTTCCATGCAAATTTGCTTTTTCTTCCATATCTCTCAAATGAGGATCTCTTTGAGCATATCCGGGACCCAAATCGTCCACATCGCTAAACTCGCCATCACAATTTTGCTTGTGGTGAACCAGTTCGTGACCCAAAGATCTTAAAATATCTTTAGGATGACGACCAGTAATAAAAAGTGTTACTGACTTTTCTTCTGGATCATAGAATGCTGTTTTTCCTAACGGATTTTTGGCATTTTCTTCATCGTTTTTCAGAAAAAGACTTGGAGGGTTTTCAAAGCCAATGTGCTGCTGCGCAAAAGGCATGAACTGTTTAATCAAATCTTTAAGTACATTATTCATAATAGATACCAGTTATAGGTACAGACTAAATAGTTTAAATTATAGCTTGTTTACCAACTTTAGGGTCAAAGTAAAAAATTCCCTCTCTATTTGTGGACCATTTATTGGCATAACTTTTGAAACAGATACAACTCGGTTAGACTGTATTTGGTTCTCGGTTTTTACTATGATACCATAGTGAGGAATCCATGTTTCTTCTTTTTCGTCCCAAACATTCCATTCTACGATATCACCAGTTTCAAAATCCTCGGCAGTCACCTGTCCGAAAGCTTCTCTTTCATCCATTATATCTCACAAGCCACGAACAGGTACCCTTTTTCAAAAAATGATGACACGTGTTGATTGCTTCTTCTTTGTCGTGGAAAGGCCCCACTTGTGATATTTTGTTTTTATCGTCGTCCAAGAGTTTTACCAAAAATATTTGGCCTCCACGCACTTTAATATCTTTGGTGTTATTTTTTTTATTCTTACCCACGCCATAAATAGGGCTTTTTTTAAATTAAGTGCCGAGAATCGTCAGTATTTTTGCACACTAATAAAACCAAAAGAGTAACAGTTGTTAACTCAAAACCAACGAACTCGCAACCTAACCACGCTGCCGCCAGTGCGGCTAGGGTTTTCCACCCCTTTCCAAATGTAAAAAGCATTAATCAGCCTCCGTGCAGATTAACTCATCAAAGTCAATCTCTACTATTCTACCACAGTTTGTATAAATTAAAACTCTATTAAGAAAATCTCTAGCCGAATCAATAAGCCAAACTTTTTGACCCCTACTGACTTTGACATGTAGTTTTGTATTATATTCGTAACAATAAAGAATCCCAGAGCCTTGAATTCCGTACTCCGGCAACATCTCTTGATCTTCTACGGGGCTTCCGCCAATCTGCTTTGTTATCAGCTTGGCTATTTTTTTAATCTTTTCCAAATCTCTAGTCATCAAAGTAACTAGAAATCAAAGAGACATGCGTTGATTAACAATATTAAGCCGCAAACAATATGGCCTCATTATGAAGCAACGTTCCAAAAACTAAAATATTTCTAATGCCCATGCCATGGCAATTCCCATGATCGTTTGAACAACCATGAACATGGTGACAGCTTTCGTACGAAAAACTTTAAGTTCTTCTACTTCTTGCAGAACCTCTTTAACTTGAGATGGAGTGGCCGCCTCATCCATTTTTTCTTTCCACGCTTTGAGATCTTGAACCCTATCTTCCTTGGCCTTTAGAGACGTTAGTTGGCTTTTCACATCTTGTAGTTCTGTGCGTAGCGATTCAATGCCGGTTGACATAGTTTCAAGCTGCTGAAGAACTAACTTAGAGTAAGTCTCCCATCCGTTATGATTTTCCACTTCAAAGTACCCCCTATTATTTGCTAACTATATTTAGCAGATTGGTCATTTCTGGCTCTGTTTTTGCTCTTTGTTTATGAAGTGCAGTATACTCGTCTGCTGCCGGATGGTGTTGTTCTTTCCATTTAGCAATAGTAAGCTGATCTTCTTTAGTTTGTCTTTGATAATCGACAATAAACTGCTTCTTTTCTTCAATCGTCATTTTTTCCATCATTCCTGCAATCAGATCTTTTTCCATATTTTTGGCAATCTTACTATACATGTCTTCTGGGTTACCAATAAAGAAGGTCTTAATAAGATCAGGAACTAGTTGATGTTTTTGCAATGTTTGATGAAGTAAGTTAACAACCCCAACCATCCCAAACTTAAAGCTGTATTTGATCAATGAAGGTAACATCTTCTTTTGTTTCAAGAAGTTTGCCGGCTCATTGAACCTGTTCAAAGAAATAGCATTACGAATTTGTTCTTTCCATTCTCGGAGTTGCTCTAATGTATTTTCACAGAGATAATAAGGAACTTCTAAATCTGTCAACCAATAATCATCATCCAGTAATCCATAGCCTTCTACTTCTAAGTTTCTAGATTTTGCAATAGTGTACACCTCGGCACCGGGATATATCATCGCCGTGCCGATATCATCATAGTAAAGATAGTTGTTGAACTGCATTTCTTGTACGAAGTCTATGGTTTCATCGATTGTTTCTTGAGTTTCTCCCGGAAGGCCCACAATCAAGAAGGCTGTTGTCTTGATGTTGCTTTCTGCGAACAAAGACGTAGCATATCTGATATGGTCTTTGGTGATTCCCTTTTTCATATCATCCATGATATTCTGCGCGCCTGACTCAAGTCCAAATAGAACGTGATTGAACCCAGCCTCTTCCATCAGTTGGATAAGCTCCCGTGATACGGGCCTAAACCTAGCGCTACACGTAAAGTTGGTCTTGATTCCTCTTTTGATAATTTCTCTACAGAGTGCCATTGTGCTCTTTTTATTAATCATAAAGGCATCATCATGTAGCCAGATTGTGTCGACAGTTGGACATATTCTTAAAATCTCTTCGATTTCATCACAAACATCTTCTGCACTTCTAAATCTAACCTTTCTTAGGGATATGTGGTCAAGCACACAGAAGTTACATTTAAATGGACAGCCGCGACTTGTAAGCAGATTGGCCATTTTTTTGCCTTCCCATAAGAATATTTCGTGCTTTGGAAATTCTAGAGTGTCAAGATTATCGATTAGATCTCTTTCTCCGGTTTTGACCGGTTCTTCACCGTTGTGGTATGCGATTCCCATAACTTCGGAAATGTCTTTATCTTCTTCAAAATAATCCAACAACTCATGAAATGTTAGTTCACCTTCTCCGATAACAACCACACAATCTGTATATTTCTTAAGCATGTTTTTCCACATTACGGTCGGATGCATTCCACCTAAAACTATTTTAATATGCGGATGATTTTCAGCTAAATATTCTATCATTCGATATGAGCTTGTACGACTAAAGGTCATGACAGATATTCCAACCACATCTGGTTTAAAAGTCTCTATCTCCTCTGTTATCTTTTTAAAACAAGTATCATTATCTACATTATTTAAAAAGTGAGTTTCTACTTGATGATCTGAATGTTTTTCTAAGTACGAATGCAAATAAGCCAATCCTAGTGGGTAATGGCTATCTGGCGAATCTTCCGTGCGGCTTGAATCTTCGATGCTTGTACATGTTAATAAAACTTTCATAATCTCTCCATCCTAACTTGAAAAAATATTATATCATGAAAAAAGTAATCTTTTTAACATTCAATGTTTTGAAGCGTATAAGAGTCACCTTTTCGTATGACTTGCTTAATAATTAGTACGAAGTCGTCCGGTTTGATATCTTTTATGTCAGGATTTCTACATACCTTTTCTAAAACATCCTGAATATTTTTTGTGGAGTCTTCAAAATATTCAATTTTGTTTATGTTGGATTTTCCATTCGGGAGGATTTTATTGCCTATCATTGTAGCAATAACGTCACCTTTTGATTCTCCCTGTGTTGCCATCGGTCTAACCTGAGAGGTATCTATTCCTATTTCCTCCAAGTAGTCCATAATAGGGCCCAAGGACTGACCTCTTCGAGCAGTCATAATAAAAGTTTTGGAGTCTCTGGGGAATTCTTTCATTATATCTGTGATTGCTTTTATTTCGGTTGGGTTCTTGACAATAGAAAAATCACTTAAATCGATTTGATACCCCATTTCCATAAGTTTATCTACAGCGTCAAAGGCCTCAATACCTTCTTTTTCTGCTGCAGCGTTCATATACTCTTCAAACTCTTGCTGGTTGCGTAGAGTGGCTGTTGAGCCATCCGGCGCTGTTACTCGGGTTTCTGATTCGGTATGAGCTATTGTTTCGTCAAAGTCAAAAATGCGAAGGGTTGTGATAGGCTCATAATCTTCTGCAATAAACTTCCGCCAATTTTCAAACAGGAGTTTCATTTATCTTTGTCTTTCATCTTGGTTACATCTTGTGTCTTATCGACTAAAACATTTGACTTAATAATAAACTTTAATATTCTTTTTAATTCTTTGTCGTCGGTCTTGCCTGCGAAGTCTCTCACATAGTCCAGATCTTTTTGAGATAGCCCATGGGCTTCGTTTAAATACTCGCGCCAATTTTCAAGTAGGAGTTTCATTTTGATTATTCTTTTTATTGCATTACGGAGAAACTACGGATTGAAATTCAATAACTGATTTTGCAAACCCACTATTTTCTGCTGTTAATGTTGATACCGTGGTGCTTGATTTTACTGTTATGAGTTCCGCATTCTTCCCTAAGTTAACAAACTCCTGAAAGGTAGCATCACCCGCATCGAGAGTCTTATTTAAAATTTCGAAAGCACCCTGTACAACATTAGCACCTTTATCTGTTGCTTGCGCCAACTCAATAACCTCTTTCGAGGCATGGGCCTGCTCTAGGAATTTATAAGCGTCAGCATAAAGTTGGTTTAACTCTGGGGAGTCAACCTTGGGATCCGCACCTAGACTCAAAACACCCTTCAGGGCATCTATTCCTGCATCATTCAGATTAATTACTTTTCCCGGTGTTGTCATACTCTGCACTTTTAGATCTCCAGTAAGCGCATCCGTTGGTATGTTTTTTACTGCGCTAGCGAGTGCTTCGCGAAGACTTGAACTGAAAAATAACGCCGCGCCGGCGATTGCAAACATAACAATTAAGATCTTGGTAGCGTTACATATGATCGGATGAAGTTCACAAAAAGCAGACACTTTATTATAAACACTTTTTAATACAGAAGCAAGCTTACCGAGCCCTTGCTTTATTTTTTGGGTGAGTAGCCAAACTTGATTGAGGAGATCCATATAAAAATTGCTGACCTTAGAAACTGCATTATCGTATACTGCTTTTGCTTTACCAGCAAGTTGTTTGCCTTTTTCGTATCCGACAGCAAGAATATCCATAATACCCTCGTTTAACAACTGCTGGTATTTCCTGTCAACGCTGTCTTCCCAAAGCATCAGAAGACGTTCTTCCGTGATAATGCCTTGTTCATAACTTTCACACAAAACTACAAAATCTTCTTCGCAGTATAATCGCCAGTTTTCCATTAAAAGTTTCATTTACTTTATCTCCTGTATCGAATCTTCCATTAAATCGTCAAAATCAGTACGCAGTTTAATCATAGGATTAAATTTAGCATGTTTTCGCTCTAAAAGCAAGGATCCTTGTGGTTTTACCAGTTCTCCTTGGACTTCCACTCCATCAAAATCAATTTCGGTTTTCTGCTTGTATACTACTTTGGGCTCTTCATTGCTATCATCTGCGTACGCAACACTAGAAAGTAAAAATAATAGTGCGTATTTCATTCTGTTTGCTCCTCTTCGGTATGAGTTTTTTCCTGTTTTTCTATGTCGGATGTCGCGACAACTACCAAGCTCATGCAGGCAAAACCCAATATAAATAGTTCAATCACCACCATATACCTCATATAGCTCTACGTCTTCTTCGGCAAGTTTTCCTCGGTTGGCCATTTTCTGTAGACAATCTATTTTGGAAGACAACGCGTCAGTATAACAAAAAGGAAAAATAGAATGTACGAAACACTTCAGCTCTAATCTTTTGAGAATCATTATAATTTTCCAAGAGTTAAACATATGCTCAAAATATGTCTCTCCTTGGTCTTCAGGGTGTTGTGTAAACTTTTTTAACATTAGTTATCATATACCTTTTCGTCTTTTTTCTTGTCTCTGACCATTGATGTGGCCTGTAGCATGTCCTCCGCATCAACTTCTTTAAGTATCAGGTTTCCAGTGTCTGGTTCATAATACATTCCAATAAGATCGCCCTTGTTTACGTTTTTCATCTCTTCTTCTGTGATAGTGATTTTCCCACCGTTCTTTTTTACGAGCATTGTTAAAATACTAAAAAGATAGTCGGGGTCATTTAAATATTTATTGGCCATTTAAAAACCCTTTCCAAGTTCTTACAAGGTTTTCATTTGTTTGCATCGATGCGGGCTGGCGAGAATTAACAAACTGGGCTAATACTCTATTAAATACCACATTAAGGTTGTCTTCATCGTCCATCTCACCCTCTACAAGCTCTTGAAACAACTCAGCCATAAGGTCCGGCTCATCAGCGTTAATCGTGAATACAGCGGTAAATGCGACCTCTCCGCTCTGGTCTACTGTTATTGCATTCATAGATAAGTAATATTGAGTATTTATTTCTTTTCTTGGCGCTTCGAGCAGTTGTTTTCTCAATTCAATTCTAAAATCGCGAGAATCAACAATCTGCTTTAGCACATCAATTCCCAATCCTAAATCTTCTGGATCGTAGTAATGTGTATACCGTGCAGATGATTCATATGATTCGGAGTATTCCCCATCAGTGTCAAGATCCCACTCATAGGAGGTAAGTGCTCCATCTTCAATGGACATAGCAAGATTCATATATGTACCACCTTCCATTTGCCCTTCTCGTTTAAAGTAGTCAGTTAGAACAGCTTCAAACTGATCTCTTCTGTCGTCGATTATTACATCAATATTCTGAAGTGCATCTCTGTATTCGTCTGGCATTGCCATATAACTGTTACCATAAATGTCAGGATGCTCAAAGTTAATCTTCATAGTTAAGTGTATTTCTTCACGCACACGACGAATAACAGGTGTATAGTTGTTAGAATCAACAAATATATCACCATATATGGCAATCACTTCATCAACAGAGTTCCACACTACTTCTTCTTGGTTGCCGGGCAACCTTTTCCATTCATCAACGGGCCACTTCGCAATAAACGCTGCGAAAGGAGCAATATAAGCCCCCTCACCGCCATCATCTTGAACTTCATAATCAGAATATGTTTGAGCCATCCTATTATTATACTCATTCATTATTTCTTCGCATTCACCTTCATATTGTGCGATAATATCGCCAACTAAATTGGCATCCAAGTCGTCTTCTGTGTCGGTGTTTTGTTTCATTGAGCCTTCAACTTCCACGCCGGGACCAACTAGTTGACGCACCAATCGGCGGCGCCCCTCCTTGCCCGAAGTATCTTCATATGAGCCGCCAAACAACATAAATTTACTGAGATCAATCATTCCATCTTGTTTTGGCATATTTGCGATGACTTCTTCTTGATTATTTCTCGCCCAATCAGTAACTCTGTTAACTAAACCGGGGATATCCATACCATAGACACGCTTTTCAGGCATTCCAACGTCTTGTCCATCATCCCAGCGCTTTGGAGGGCTTATTCCTCGGTAATATCTAACATGACGGATGCGTGTGCGAGAAATTGGCTCAATATCGCCGGTAAATGGACGCTTATCGTCAGCAAATATCTCACCTTCTTGAATTTCTTGCTCTGCGCTATCAATATTACCCGTGTTAGTGGCGCTCAGAAGGTCTTCTGTCTCAACCACGTATGCTACCGCTCCATGGCCCTGAGCCTCGGCTACAGCGCATTTATAGTACGATTGATAGGCATTTTGGCGACTAGCTGGAGAGTGGCACGAGGTAATTGTGTCAAAATCACTCATTCGAAGCACATCTATCGGATGTCGGGTGATAATAATGGAAAATTTGTCATTATCGATGTTATTTATTTCTTTTTTGATGAATCCGGCGTTCTTTTTCCAATATTCGCCGTATTCAGTCGCTAAATCGGTTAAATTGTAACCTGCTGGACCTGCAACGCCCGGATTTACAATATATAAGTAAATTTGAGTGTTAATTCTCTGAAAATTCTCATATTCTTTCTCATCGAGTGCTGCTTTAAGCATTTTTCCGGTAACGCGGTGAGGCGACCGGACACCTCCGCCATCTGGCAACATATAGTTGATATCAGCCATGTGTTTGTAGACTTTTTGGTATAATGCATCCTTTTTTCTGCTCAAATCGGCTATTTTAGCGAAAAGCTTGCCGATTTTCATCTGAATCTTCTTAGTTTTCTTCTTTGGTTGAGGTCCGCCCATCAAAGTATCAAGAAAATCGTCGGATGTACGCAGATCACGCTCGGCATATACCATACCTTTCTCCCAATCTACTTCATATTCTTGAGATCTGAAGAATTCTGAGAACTTTCCAAGCTCTGAGTTGGTATCTACAGTTGGAAATGGTATGACAACACGCATTTTGCCACTAAAAAGGTCATTTAAGGGCAAATTTGCTGGATTTAAGTCATCCAACACGTCTTCAAGCACCCTCATTTCATCTTCGGTGACTTCTCGGAGTACTTTTTCATCAACAGGAACACAATTTGGCACTTTTTTGCCACTTTTATCTTTCATTCCCACCTGTTTGTAACCATCCCAGCACTTTTCTTGCAAAGTATCTAATAGATTGGCTGTTTTTAACAGAATTTGTTCGTCATTTAGCATTTTTTACTCTTTCATTGACTTTGAGCCACGACATTTCCATTTTTTACGTGATAAATCGTTGGCACATGGGGGGTTTTTACACTTTTTAATCTTTGCTGAACGCGCGCAGTATGCGTCTCCCTTCTTAGTGCCGGGTCTAATGCGGTCTCCACCACTTTTTGCTTGTCCAGATTGGCCATATGAGCGACATTTTCCGTTTACACGCTTAGCGAATCGCTTTCCCTTGGAGGGTTTACAGGGTTTTTTTGCCTTTTCGTCTAAAACGTGTGCTATTTCATCCTCAATCATGATTTCTAGTGATTCTTTTTTGGAATTACCCCAGTTTTTAGCGCCAACTTTGCGACATTTAACAAGAGCACCAGAAGCATAAGCACTTGGCCAGACTTTATAGCGTGATTTTACCTTGTGATAGCAGGCATCCTTCTTGCCTTTCTCTTCCTTTACCTCAGATTTACACATTTCTTCTGCCTCTGCAGCTGATAAGTCTTCTGGCCTCTCAGATGCGGGCTTATCTTTTTGTGCACAGGCCCATCTTCGTTGTTTTTCGGAGGATACTTCGTCTAAAACTTGGACGATTTCCTCAAATATTATTTTCTCTAAATCTACATCCATGTGTAAGTCCTCGTTTTTCTTAGATTTTCCTTTTTTGCCCCATGATTTACCCTTGCCGCGTTCTTTACACGCGCCGGGTGTAGGTCTGCATGCAGGATATTTGCTTCTTTTCTCGCCAGAACCGCGGCCACAGGATTTGTAACCGCCTTTCCCATCAGGTGCATTGCAGTCAACCCATCCTTTTTTGGAGCCCTTTTCGCCTTTTCGACCAAACCAGTCCCTTAAAGACGATTCTTTGCTTGATTCGGTGCCGGCTTTTTTCTTTTTTTCATCAAGATCACCGTATAAATCACTCATTTCTTGACATCTCCAAAGCTTTCTCCAATAAATAGATCGGAATTTCACTATTGTCAATGTCTTTTATATCATTAATTGAGGCCCATTTATAATCATCATGCTCAATTAAGCCAGTTTCGGGGTTTGGAATAAGCACATCTACCTCACCTGACCATGATTTGGCTAAAAAGTAATACTTTCCGGGTTTTGGTTCTCCCAGATACTTCATTTGGGCGCTATCCGAGGTCAACCCAGTTTCTTCTTCTAACTCTCGGACTGCTGCCGCCTCTATAGAGCCGTCCTCGTCGTCCACATGTCCTCCCGGGAGGGTCCACTGCCCCTCTCGTTTATCGATGTTAGAACGCCGAATTATTAATATTCTCTCTTTCGAATCAATACAAACAGTGATCGCAGCGTCTTTAAGATCGCCTTCACTGATATATTTACCCCATTTTGGGTTCATCTATCTACAAGCCCGATAGTTTTTGTTAGGAAACTCTCTACACATTTGTTTCAATACTACATCCATTTGAAGACGTTGTATAGGTACCACCCAAATCATATTTTCCTGCACCTGAATATCGGGATAATATTCAACATCTACTCCGTAGAGGATCCCAACTATTTCGCCGCTCATTGTATATACCACCGAACCAGAACACCCAAACCATCCGTAGGTGTTGACGATTACTTGTTTTCCTACCCCATGCTTGTCGGCATATCCGGCCACTGACCCCGCAAATGTCATAAGTTTATGATCAGATGGGTATCCTGAATAGGTGATAGTAGTGCCCACTTCGGCTAAGCGCTTTTGAGGATTCCACTTCATGGGCTCTATGGTTACAAATTTCTTTGTTAGACGCAACACTGCCATGTCTGCATCAGCATCTGACCACAACAACGTAGCTATTCTTACTTCGTTGCCTTTGAATACGTGATAGGTTGAACCAACGGGTCCATCAGTAACATGTTGAGCGGTGAATACCAAGTGGACGTCTTTATAAACTATGTATGAACCCGAGCCATGACCATTGAGTCCTGTGGATATCTTAACGGCTGCTTCTCGGACGCGTTTTTGTGCCATATTCATTGAGGAGTTAATTTGTTCAATTGGCATCGGAATTGAAGCGCTATCGACAGGGGACTGCGCAGAGATTGGCTGCACAAAACTTATTAGAGCAACCAAGATTAAAGATAAGTATTTCATTTTTTTCTCCTATGAACCTGTATCAGTGCTACCCGAATCGGGTGCCTCTATATATCTATATCCGATTTCTACAAGTTGACCGGCAGAAGGAATGATTGTAAAATAAACTGTATTGTCGGAGTCTTGATAGTACCAGTCATTGTTCAAGGAGCCATTAATGAATACTCGGATTGAATCGGGCTCAGCTTTATGGCTCAGTTCAAGTTGTTCAACGGGCTCTATGGAGTGAGTCGCATCCGTCACGCCGGGGGACCAATCAGTGTCACAGATATCTAATATAACACCCCCCAACATCCCGGTGGCTTCCATATATCTTTCCCCCACGTCAATCGGACTAGGGGCAAATCCACATAAAGAAGTGGAAGCGTCCTGATTCACAATACTGGCCATAAAGACCGATCCCATACGCAATGAGCCATACCAACTTATAAAATCCGAGGGATTCGGATAATCAGCATAACTTTGCTCTTCCTCGTCGGAAACAAAGACCACGAGCAAACCTGCATCAGGTCGCATCCAAGTAGTAGAATAAGGGTTATGATTTATGTATTCGTAAACAGCGTTAAAGCCTTCTTCGTAGGGAGCACTTGTAAGTGTTGCCAACATTGCTGCAGCATCATCTATATCATCGCCGGGCACTAATGGAAACTCGTTACTGGCAACTGCTCGGCTTGGATCGGCACTAATCATGACCAATCTCCAGTCAGACACAGGGAGTGCTAGCAGCATGGCCTCGACACCAGCCAAAAGATCCGCATTGAATCGATTCATTGAACCAGACCGATCGACTACCCACAAAATGTCAATTCCGTCGATTGACATATGTTGGGTAAAAGAGTCTATCCAAATCTCTCCCTCATTAACGGGCACCTCGACCTCAACATAAACAGGCACCTCAATCTCAACAGTTTCAGTTACGGTTTCCGTAACGGTTTCCGTCACCACAATAGTTTCTGGCTCTTTTGAATTGATTACTGAATAGTCCGTCATGCAGGACATTAGGCCAAGAACAAATGCTAATATCATATTATAATCCCCTTTAGTAAATATGGCATTAAGTTTTATTTGAGTTAATCAGAAATGCAAAACTAAGAAAAACCATATTTACAAGGCTCAATATTTCCAAGTTATAGAGATCGGCCTTGTAGGCAAATGAAAATAAAAATATATTCAAAATAAACGCCCCCAAACACACCTTCTTGTAAACTTGCATTAAACTTCCCATACCATAAGTAACTATTGGCGCGGGGAGACAATCTCCACGTTGTAGGAATATAATTTATCAACTTGATGAGTATTGAAGTTATAGACAGACACCATAGGGAAAAGATCCATTTGCTTATGAAGGCGTCCCTGCTCAACAGAAACAACGACGCCTAGGCCATGATTGTAGGGTGTAGCATCCCAATCATGAGAACTTATTTTAACAAGATCGCCAATACGCCATTCTCTAGTTGAAAGTTTTTGTTCTTCAAACGACGAATTTTTTTCCATATTTTTTCCTAAATTTTTTTTCAACCTATGGCTTGTCTTCCGGACAAAATAGGTCATAAAGGCCTATTGCAATCGATAACTTTAATCCTTCCTCTTCCATTTGAAGAGTCATAGGCGTACCATTACCACTTTGAGGTTCTTCCGACCACACTATTGACCAAAAATAGACATCATCGTTTTCCATATGAATACGTCGAATACGCTCGACCAATATGCCTACGTTATTACATGTAGTATCGATTATCATATCGCCGCACTTTAGCGCTAATCGCTCACATTCATGGCGTAAAGAAAATCCCATATTCTATATATCACCCAATACCACGAATACGTCCGCCTTTATCAAATTAATCAAACCCGATTCAGAATAAAAGATTCTACCCTCTTTCGACGATACGATTTCCCACACCCATATTTTAAAGAAGTCAGGGTCCCCGTATGTATAACTCGGAGGAGACAGTCCTTCGTACGACCAAAAACGCCGAATAAGAATACTTATACTCTTATCCTTGACGTCATACAAGAATATGCCCGGGCTAAGGTCCACACCTTAACTAGGGCACTAAAGCTTTAACCAGCCAACTCGTTTAACAGCGCATGCACTAATAATGTCGACATCCATGTCAGGCTTAAGCGCTCTACAGTGCAGCGCTGGTGAGTAATCAGGCTTCACCTTCATAGTATCGCCCACAGGTTGCAGGGGTATGGCCGTATCTGTGGCGCCATTGTATATGCTTGGGCCTCGCGATGATTGTACTTGCGCCGTAGTCGTGGCAGCAGTGATGGCCGCTAGCGCCATCATTACAGCTTTGGTTTTAATCATGATTAATCCTTAAATCCAGTTAGTAAATGTATAAGTAGTGTTATACCTTTATTCTATCAATAATATATGGGTGGTGCACCGACATGTCTTTGTACAACTTCTTCAAAATCTTTTTCGATATGTCACCGATATCGTCTTTAATATCTTTAGATTTGATAGCTTTCGCAACTTCGTCTTCCACCATAGACTTAAGTTCTCTGGCAATCATACGCTTTATTTCCGCTTTGTCGGTTTTTGTTAGCTCTTCGACAATGATTTCCTGCAATCTGGATTTAGTAATCTTCATGCTATTAATTAGTTCGGTTTTATAGTATATGCCAATTTAAGGTTGGCACGTGCAACATTCGTTGTTAAGCCGGCTCTGACCCACCACACTTGGTATGTCCTATAGCCCAATACTGTAACTATTTCTTGTACCACTATCCCCATATCGCCATCGATTATATCGTCTCTAATAGACGACGTCATGCCGGGGTAATAGTAGTACTCTGCGTAGTACACTAAATCGCCGGCCCTAAGCTCTGACATAAAGTCTAACGGATCATCCACACTCTAACTATGGTCTAGACGGCAAATTTTTGGGCGCGTAATTTTCGGGTGTGGTCTTTTTTAATCTCGTTATAGTGTGCATCCATAAGCGCTCCTTGACCCCGGGGTGTGGGTACTTTAGCCACCAAATCTCGGCCATGTTCATGGAAGGGTAGTCGGCGTCCTTCTCATTAACGCCGTCAAAGATGCGAAGTATGACGGCTAAGCCACCGTGGCAACCACATGTGACGATGTCCCCGACCTTCAAGTCGTGATCAGGCGCCTTTTCGAATAGCTCCTTAAATCCCACATTGTAACTACTACGCTAGGTGGTTATAGCTCAAATTTTTACCGCGCGATCGAAAACGGGCTTAGCACCGCTGACACGGCCCACATTATGCATGGCACATGTTCCCCGGGCAGTGGGGGGGTAGGGGGGTAGGCCTACCACATGTCAATCAATTGTCAATCATGACATGAACAGTTGTATGTAATATTAGTTCCCCTTAATACACACGCATAAACATATAACACAACAGGCACATAAGATATTATTATTATACCTGTGTCTATTGCTTTACCTACTCTCGCTTTAAGTCTCGCTCTCATGCTTCCGCAGCCTCCATCACATCAAACATGTCAGGGTTTAGCATGATAAAGGCATCGTCTATATCGCGCTGGTTATCATTCAACCAGTCTCTGCTATCATCATGTACAGTTAATGTAATAATATCTATGTTCTCGAAACTTTGTGACATGTCCGTCCTAACTAGCAGGCCGGATAATATTAGTGACTGTACATACTCCCATGTCTCCTCGACGGTATAGGGCAAAGAAGCTGCAATCTCGGCGACTGTCCAATCAGGATCGTCGTCCTCCATGATAAGATGTACAACGTCAATCTCAGGCGCGCAGAATTTAATATCACCAATGGCAATCAGACATAAATCCATATATAGTGTCTATGCCTCTCTCTACTACGGGAATCAGCTAAACATCTATATGTACAGACACTATATGTAGTGTCACCATATACAGTCATAGCGCCATTGCCATAATCAAAAGGCCACTAAACACAATCGCTCCGAACACATCTGCTACATCATACTGCATTGCTGCTTCTCCTTATTTCCACTTAATAGTATAGCATGCTCATCACCGCTTGTCAAGCTGTCACATGTCAAGTATTTGTAGTGTCGCGTAAGTGCTTGATATTGCTGGCTATGTTGGCGCATGCATTAAATAGCAATGCGGACAGAATATGACTTGACACTTGACAAACAGTGATAGCGTGTATATACTAAACCTAAACAGTCATTACGACACATTTACAAACATATTATAATACACTATACATTACGCATACATATTACTGTGAGACTGTCAGACACCTTAAGCCACTTTATACCACTTTGCTATATAATGCTTCTACTACAGGGTAGGCAACAATCTGTAAACACTTAAGAGAGTTATTATATAATGTATAGTTATCTCCGGTTCTGTCTACTATCACACAGTGTGAACGTGAGCGGCTACGATCTAATGCTTTTCTTTTTACTAACTCTCCGACTTTGAACACCGCACCTCCAGCGCCTTGACACGTTCTAAAAATGCCTGCTCTCGTTGGGCATTATACCATGCGGCCCAGAACATTCCAACCACACCCATGCCTGTTAACATACCACCAATAAACATATAACAACCTCCTATTCTTTTGTTTCTGTTTCTGATTCAAACTGTTCTGTCATCTGCGCGATGTCGGCCACAGTTAGAGCCTTGGTTTTTCTAAACTTGTTCTGTTCTCTCACAAGTTTATTGTAACGCTTCTTCTCATACTTGTTAACGTGAAGGTTGGGAATACCAAGGGCTTCCAGCTTTGCCTTAAACAGTTTAACATTTTGTAGTCTCGCGCCATCCTTATCAACCTTGGCATCGGCACGTGTCAATACTACTTCTCGACCGGTCAAGCGACCGTCAATGAGTTCAACTATGGATTGGGAAATGTAGTATTTCATAATATAAAAGGGGGATCTTTGTTTTAATACTCGCGGCCCTTTCGAGTGTGTTGGTATGTTATGAGGGTGGCTAATCCTCTTATAGCCGTTATTGTCGGAACTTCATTATCTTTAACCTCAAAGGTTAGGGTTGATAGGTTCCCTCTGTGACTTACCCAAGCCCGCCACAGTCCGGCGCTATGTAGTTGGGGGTTTTCATTTTCTTTGACCTCTCGCGCTTTGCGCTTTACGGGTTGGGTGTTGATTAAATGCCTTCGCCATCTTGGAGCGCAGCGAGAGCGATCTTGTCATCTTCAGTCAAGTGCTCTTTGTTCTTCTTGCGAAGGCTTGCCGCACTCATGCGCGTGGGGTTCTTGTGCTCGGCGTTGCAGCCATCAGCGAACGATTGCGCCCACTCGCGATCAGGGAAGTCCATCACAGCTTGCTTGCCCTGCGTGCTGGAGTTGCGGAACACAACCCACATTTGCGGGCCGCACTGCTCAACGGTCCAGCCGTCGATCTGCTTGCGCGTTGGAGGCGCAGGTGCTGGCTTGTACTGTTTAGCGGTCTGAATCTTGATTTGGTCGATAGCGCGTTGCATAGATGAACTCCTTTCTTTCTATACTTATAATATAACACCCGCGAGGGTAAAAGTCAACAACTAAGTTGTCAAGAGAATGTCAGAGACTACTTGATCTCTTTGATGTTCAGGGTTCGCATGGCATTAGCCGGAAGTACAACGAGGCGAGCAGCTTCGTATTCATCCCGCGCCTTGACAATGCGA